TGATAAAGTAAATCAACAATATGCTCGTATGACTATTCATAATAGTGTAAAGAAGATGGGATTCCAAATAGAAGAGGAATGGGAAATGGAAGATAATTCTATAGAATTAGTAGTTACTCGTTGGGATTAATAAATACCCTTGGAGACCTGCGTTCTTTTCATGAAATCTCTTAAACAATTTAACGATTCTGTAAAGATAGAAGATGCTAATGGAAATCTTTCTGCAGAAATAATTGACATTATTAAACCAGAACCAATGAAACCCACTTATAATAACATTGAGTGGGAAGATTTGAGTGAAGTTAGAAGAATGCCAAATTATAATAAGCCAGGAAATGTAATACAAATTCGTTTAGCATGGAGAGGAAAAGCATTTTCTATTCAGATGTTTTTCCCATCAGTTAAGAAACCTTCTAGGAAAGAAGTTATAGATCAAATGCAAAAGGTATATCCTGGTGCTAGATTATGGAGTTATGATATTTCTGAATACGATGCGGGAGAACCGATTCTTCAGGTAGGAGATTAGATTATGCCAATAACTGGTTATGATGATGTATATCTTGGCAATCCCAATCTAAAGAAAGCCAATACTAAATTAGAATTTACCCAAGAACAAATTCTTGAGTTTGTTGCTTGTAAGAATGATCCTGTATATTTTGCTAAACAACATGTAAAGATTGTTTCTCTTGATGAAGGTCTTGTACCTTTTGAACCTTATGATTTTCAAGAGAGATTAATCCAAAATTTTCATGAAAATAGATTTAATATTTGTAAGATGCCCCGTCAGACTGGTAAGTCTACTACGTCTGTATCTTATCTTTTACATTATGCAGTATTTAATGATAACGTAAATATTGGTATTCTTGCTAACAAAGCAGCAACTGCCAGAGACTTATTAGGTAGATTACAAACTGCGTATGAGAATTTGCCTAAATGGATGCAACAAGGTATTATATCATGGAATAAAGGTAGTTTAGAGTTAGAGAATGGATCAAAGATACTGGCTGCTTCTACGTCTGCAAGTGCTGTCCGAGGTATGTCATTTAACATCCTCTTTCTCGACGAGTTCGCTTTCGTCCCGAATCACATTGCTGAGTCGTTCTTTGCCTCTGTGTATCCTACTATTACTTCTGGTAAAAGCACGAAAGTAATAATGGTTTCAACCCCTCACGGGATGAACCATTTTTATAGGTATTGGCACGATGCAGAAAAAGGAAAGAATGAATATGTACCAACTGATGTTCACTGGTCAGAAGTTCCTGGAAGAGATTCGGAATGGAAAAGGCAGACCATTGCTAACACATCAGAACAACAGTTTAAGATTGAGTTTGAGTGTGAGTTCTTAGGATCTGTTGATACTCTTATTGCACCAAGTAAGTTAAGAACATTAGTATATGAGCAACCAAGTACTACTAATGCAGGGTTAGATGTATATGTTGATCCACAAAAAGGACATGATTATGCAATTACTGTTGATGTAGCAAGAGGAGTATCAAAAGATTATTCTGCTTTTGTTGTAATTGATATAAGTGAATTTCCTCATTGTGTAGTAGCAAAATATAGAAATAACGAAATTAAACCAATGCTATTTCCTTCTATTATTGAGGAAGTAGGAAAACAATATAATGATGCATTTGTTTTATGTGAAGTAAATGATGTTGGAGATCAAGTAGCATCTATTCTTAATTTTGATTTAGAATATAAAAATCTCCTTATGTGTTCTATGAGAGGTAGGGCAGGACAGGTTGTAGGTCAAGGATTCTCTGGTAAAAAGACACAACTTGGAGTTAAGATGTCTAAAACAGTTAAGAAGGTAGGTTCTCTTAACTTAAAAACATTAATAGAAGAAAATAAACTTCTCTTTACTGACTATGATATTATGAGTGAATTAACTACATTCATTCAGAAAAGTAATTCATTTGAGGCAGAAGAGGGATGTAATGATGACCTTGCTATGTGTTTAGTCATCTATGCATGGTTAGTAGCACAAGATTATTTTAAAGAGCTTACTGATCAAGATGTACGAAAGAGATTATATGAAGAGCAAAAGAATCAAATTGAACAAGATATGGCACCATTTGGTTTCTTAAGTGATGGTGTTAGTGGAGAAGAATCATTTGTAGATAAGGATGGTGATAGGTGGTTTGCTGATGAATATGGAGATAAAGGTGGTGGAATGAACTATATGTGGGACTATCTTTAGGTGTTCACGACTGATTCATGCATTTTTTACCCCTCGAAAATAAAGTTTTGAATAAATAATTTTTAGTTAAACTGAGAAATTCGGAGACAGAAAACATGGCGACTCCTCAATTATCTCCTGGTGTTCTCACTAGGGAGGTTGATTTAACAGTAGGGAGAGCTGATAATGTATTAGACAACATAGGAGGTATTGCGGGTCCATTCCCACAAGGTCCAGTTGACGATTTGGTGAATATCACTACTGAACAGGAACTTATCAATGTATTTGGTAAACCCATTTCTACAGATGCACAGTATGCGTATTGGATGAGTGCTGCATCTTATCTTTCTTATGGAGGAGTTCTTAAAGTAGGTAGAACAGACGGTTCTACACTTAAGAATGCAAATGCTGGTGTAGGTGCCGCATCTGCATCCCTTAAAATTAAAAATTATGATGATTATTTAAATAATTATTCAGAAGCAACAAACTTTGTATTCTCTGCAAAGACTCCTGGTACTTGGGCAAACAGTCTTAAAGTTTGTACAATTGACAACTTAGCAGACCAAACACTTAACTTTGCTAGTGTTAATTTAGCAGGTCTTGGTGCTACTGTTGGATACGGTATAACACAGGCAATTTCTGATGTAGTACTTCCTGGAACAGGAACAACTTCAACCTTTAGTGGTTACATCAAGGGTATTATTACTGGTGTTACTACAAGTTCTACTGCAGGTTCAAGTGAAGTTCAAGTTAAAGTTGTAGAAAGAGTTGATGCTGCTGGAACTGCTGTAGCAATCGATTATGCAGAAGGTGCTTCATATGCTTCATTTGCTACTGGTAATGTTACATTCCATAAGGCAAGTGGTGCTGTTGTAGGTACTGGTGCAACTGCAGTAACTGCTACTGCTGACTGGTATGATGCACAAACTCTTGGGTTAACAAACGCAACAGTTTATTGGAAGTCTATTGCTCCAAAACCAACAACTAACAAGTATTCTCTTGATAGAAATGGTAAGAATGATGGTACTCATATAGTAGTTGTTGATGATTTAGGAGAAGTAACAGGAATTACAGGTCAAATACTTGAGAAGCATACAAATCTTTCTAAGGCACTTGATGCCCAGTCAGATGTAAATTCACCTCAGAGAATCTGGTACGAAGATTTCTTATCACTTTATTCTGAGAATGTATACGCTGGAGGTAATCCTGGTAGCGGTATTGATGAGCAATGGGGTACTGCTCCTGCTGCTGGTGGATTCACTGCTTTAGGTGGATGGACACAAGTTAGTGCTGGAGATGGTATCTGGGGACAAAATGCTCAAGGAGTTAACTTTGCTTCAGTTGGAAATATCACATATTCCTTAACAGGTGGTGTTGATTACTCTGCTGCTAAGGGCATGAAGCCTGGCCTAGGAGATATTATCACAACTTATAATTTATTCTCTAACAAGGATGAAGTAGAAGTTGATTACCTAATTATGGGTCCAGGATTTGATGCTCAAGGTGATTCACAAGCAAAAGCAAACTATCTAATCTCTATTGCTAATGAGAGAAAAGATTGTATGGCAACTGTTGGACCACATAGAGCAAATCTTGTTGGAGTTTCTAATAGTGATACTCAGACAACAAATCTAACTAACTACTTTAGTTCACTAGCATCTTCATCTTATGCAGTGCTTGATAGTGGTTATAAGTATACTTACGATAGATTTAACAACAAGTTCCGTTGGATACCAACCAATGCTGATATAGCAGGTTTGATGGCTCGTACATCACTCAACTCATATCCTTGGTTCTCACCAGCAGGACAACAGCGTGGTGTTCTTAACAATGCAATTAAACTTGCATACAATCCTAATAAGGCACAAAGAGATCTTCTATATCCATTAAGAGTTAACTCAGTTGTTACCCAACCTGGAGTTGGAACATTACTCTTTGGTGATAAGACTGCTCTTGGATATGCATCTGCCTTTGATAGAATTAATGTTAGAAGACTATTCCTAACAATTGAGCAAGCACTACAAAGTGCAGCAGAAGCACAACTCTTTGAACTCAATGACGAGTTAACAAGAGCAAACTTCAAGAATATCGTTGAACCA